ATTGGTAATAGTACCGATTTATACATTTCTTATAACGGTAGTTATGGCTCTATAATGAATGAAAATGGAGATTTGTATATTTCTAATAATTCTGACAATGGTGATATAATATTTAGATCAGATAATGGTAGCGGTGGCTTAGCAGAGTATTTTAGACTAAACGGAGGTTTTTCTAGCCCATATACTAATTTTCCAGACAATTCTACTTTATCTTTTGGGGGGTCAAATGATTTGAGAATATACCATGATGGCACTAATAATAATATAAATAGTGTAAATGGAGAATTAAAAATTGCTCAATATACAGATGATAGTGATATAGTTTTTTATAGTGATAATGGTACTGGTGGACTTGCAGAATATATTAGATTAGATGGTAGTCAAACAACTGTAAATGTTTCTCAAAACTTATTAATAAATACAACAACTGATGTTGGTGTGCCTTTATACGTTAATGGAGTTATTAGGGCTGTCGGTGGTGGAATACAAGCTGCACAAGATTATGGATTTACGCTTAATGATGAAAGTGGAAGCAATAGGTATGGATTAAAATTTGGGGCGGCTGGAACAGTTGGTGGTAGCAATTTATTAATGCTAACAAATAGAAGTTTTAATAGTGCAACTGGTGGAGGTGAAGTTGCTATTGGTGGTAACACAAACACATCTGGAGTTACTGAAGTTGAAATAGCAAGATTCAAACCGAGAGTGGCTGCAACAAGCGGAACACAAAAAAAAGTTAGTTTAGATGCTGTACTAGAATTAACAGCACAAACAACACCAGCCGATCCTGCAAGTGGCAAGTCGGTAATATGGATGGATAGTGGAGGTGATATAAAAGTAAAAATAAATGTAGCTGGAACTACTGTCACAAGGACAATAGCAGCATATGAATAATTATAATAAAAAAAATGAAATACAATTGGATAATAAGCAGCATGGACAGTAAATTACAAGAAGGTGATTTACAAGATGTTGTAATAACAGTACACTGGAGACGTAGTTGTGAAACAAATGACTATAATCCAGAAACAGAAACAGGATACTATACAGATGTTTATGGTGCATATAGCACATCAGTAGATCCAGATAATTTTATACCATACAACGATCTTACAAAAGAGAATGTTGAAGGATGGTTAAATGAAATGACAGATCCTACACCAGCTGAAATCGATGCACAATTGAGTGCGACAATAGATTTATTAAAAAACCCAACAGAAGCATCTTTGCCTTTGCCGTGGGACAATAACCAAAATAACAATGAAGAATGATATTAAAGACACAGTTGAATTTTTAGGAGTTAATATAAGTGGAATTGCTTTTAGCTTAACTGATATAGACGCAGTTTTGCGTACTTGTATTCTGATAGCTACACTTATATACTCAATACAAAAAATAATTAAATATGGGCAAAAGAAATAAGGTTGTCCAATTTATTAAAAAAAGTAAAGTAAAAAGAAAAAATGTTCACACTAAAAGCCAAAACTCTAATCACAAAAATAGCAAAAACTATAAAAAAAAGTACAGAGGGCAAGGTAGATAAAATGGAAATAGATAGACATAGAAATTATCCTGCTATGAAATATTTTACCTATGATGAATTTTCTAGTCCAGATCTTATAGATAGTGGATATAGGATGGATCCTGTTTTTTTATTGATGTTGGAAAGAGCAAGAGAAATAGCAGAAGTGCCATTTATAATTAATAGTGGTTATAGAACTGTAAAACATAATAAAAAAGTAGGCGGTGTAGTGGATTCAAGTCATACAAAAATACCATGTAGGGCTTGTGATATAAAGATTACAAACAGCCGACAAAGATCTACAATTTTAAGATCATTAATTAGCGCTGGTTTTAATCGCATTGGTGTTGCTAAAAACTTTATTCATGTAGATAACGACACCGACAAAAGTCCATTTGTAATATGGACATATTAATAACTAAAATTAAATAAAATGAAAAATTTAAAAACATACTTGATCGGTCAAATGATTACATCTAAAAAGTTTTGGTATGCAATCGCTAGTGTAATTGTTCCAGCTATTGTTACATACTTAGGTGTATCAGAAGCTACTGCCAATGACTTATTTTATGCATTATTAGCATTATTGTTTGGACAAAGTTTTGCTGATTTTGGCAAAGAAGCAAAAAAGAAGTGAAGCAATTTAGACCAAGACTGAATGACTATGAAAATGAACTAATACAAAATTTTAGAAACTCAAGAAACGTAGGAATCATAGGCGATACTCACGAACCATTTTGTTTAGAAGGTTATAGAGAATTTTGTTATGAAACTTTTAATAGGTTTGGTTGTTCTGAAATAGTACATATCGGTGACGAATGCGATAATCACGCATTATCCTATCACGAAACCTCAACAGAAGCATTGGATGCTTTAAGAGAAGCAGAGCAAGCACAGAAAAATATGGATGAGTGGTATAAAACATTTCATAAAGTAAAAGTGTGTGTTGGTAATCATTCTGCTTTACCATTTAGAAAAGCAACAACAAGTGGTATTCCAAAAAGATTTTTAAAAACATATGAAGAAATATGGAATGCGCCTAAAGGCTGGAAATGGCAGTTACAATGGGAAATAGACAATGTTTTATATGAACATGGTACAGGATCTTCTGGAATAAGTGGAGCAAGAAATAGAGCTATAGCAAATAGACAATCCACTGTAATAGGACATTCTCATTCTTTTGGAGGGGTATCATATATGGCTTCTAGAAATGATATTATTTTTGGAATGAATGTTGGTTGCGGTATAGATACAAGTGAATATGCTTTTGCCTATGGTAAACAATTTCCTAAAAAACCTACGATAGGATGTGGAGTTGTTTTAGATCAGGGCAAGATTGCGATGTTTATTCCTATGGATTTAGGTTCAAAACTTATTAGAAAATAATGTTCATAATTAAAAAAAATTGTTATAAGTCGTATTTATTTAATGCTTATTTTTGCCTATTCGTTTTGAGTTGATGTAAAATCAGTCATAGTTTTTGTGAAAAAGGGGGATTTATTTATATAGATCCTCTTTTTTTTTTATAAAATCGACTAAAAAAAGCCAAAAAAAATCGATAAATTTTAAATTTTTTACGTTTACTAGATTGAAAAAAGTTAAAAAAAGGTACTTATTAACTAATTATTTTTCTTATATTTACTGTATAATTAATTAATAAAAAGAAAAAACAGATAAAAAATATTTGTGAACGTAAAAAAACCCAATAGAGTTTAAAGCCTTTCGTTCTCTTTTTAAAAATAAAAAAAACAAGAAAAATGAAAAAATTAAAAAGAACTCCAGAACAAATAGCAAATTTATTTAAAACATGGGATAAACAAACATTAGTTGAATCTCGAGATAAATTTTACAGAATGCTTAACGATTATGCTTCAGAGCCAATATCACAAAGAACACCAAATCAAAATAAATTTTATAAAAGAATTGCAAACGATTTAGAATATATAAAAAAAGAATTACAAACTAGATAATAACTATAAAAACAAAAACTATGAAACTAGAAAAATATAAACAAAACCTTAGAATAGATGGTAACAGAGTGATTAGCTATGTAACTCACGTAGCTACAATAGATGGAGATAAGTTAATAAAAGAAGAATGGAATGTAGGTGGTAGATCATCTTCACCAACAACAACAAGACATATTAACTATGTAGCAAGAGAACTAAATTTAGAACTTATAAAATAAAAACTATGAACGAAAATCAAAAACTAAATAAACTATTTGAAGAATTAGATTATATTATGAACATGGAATTGAAATGTTCATGCCCAAAAAAGGTGAATATAATTGCAGTGGAAAAAAATATTATTTTAAATAAAATAAATAATTTTAAAAAGACAAAAAAAATAAATTTATTTTATCCTCACTATTAATAACTTAAAAAAAAAACAATGACTAATAACGAAATAAAAGAAATGTTGTATGAACAACTTTCAAAACCAATTAAAAGAGATCAAAGCGAAATAGAAAAAAGAAACTCTATTCTTCATGATTTAGTTCATGGAGATTTACCTGCTTATAGAAAATATTCAGTAACAGTATATACACCTAATACGCATAAGATCTTGAAGCATGTATACAGAATACATGTAAACAGAGGTAGATTAGAAGTCGATAGAATTAAAATAAATAATCATAATGTGGAGTTTGAAACCGATTTTCATGGATTTATATTAGACAGCAGTCATGAAAACGCAACTATTGATGAATGGAATATAGCTATGAATAAATTGCTAGATTATTTAAAACCGAGTAATAGAAATCAAATACCTTTCGGATAATGGACAAAAATTACAAACATGACGAAAGAGTTCTACAAACAGCTAAAGATATGGACAATCACTATTTACTTATTAGGGATTGGGTATTAAAAAAAAGTATGGAAGCACAAGTGTTTATAGATCCTCTTTTAAATGAAAAATATGTAGATTATGGAACAGTTAGATCAACTAATTACAGAGTAATAGGAACGAAAAAGCAACTGTATTTATTATTCTGTTATAAGTTGAATGTAGAGGGATGGGAACTGAGAGACACATTTCATTTGGAATGGGATGAGTTCTCAGAAAGTAAACAAGACTGGTATAAAAGTCTGTATAAAAAAAACAGATATGAGCCAGTCATAATTAAATTAATAAAATAAATAAACTATGAACAAACAAAGTAAAGTAATAAAAGTAACAGGCAATGGTACGTGGACACCAAAAAATGATCCAAGTAAAATATTCTATGCCTACGAAATAGAAATGGAAAATGGGGACATTGGTACTTATAATTCAATAAAAGATCAACAAACTAAATTTATTGAGGGTGAGATCGTGGAATATACATTTACTGGTGGAGACTATCCAAAAATAAAACCAGTATATAACAAGCCAATGGCAGTTGCTAATGAAAATTGTGATATGTCAAGATGTGTAGCAATTAAGTCTGCATCCGCTTTATATGCTGGAAGTAATTTTTCAGCAGAAAAAGTGCTAGATACAGCAATTAAATTTGAAGATTATATTAATAATGGTTGTTGTAAAAAAACTGAAAAAGCAGCTGATTTGCCATTTTAGTCGTATATTCGAGCATGGACAAAATTATACTGAAAGCAAAAATTATACTGGGAGACATCTTTGATATTCAAACTATACATTTTGAAAATAACACTTCAAGAAAAAAAAATATAGTAGAGGCAAGACGTTTCTTGGTATATTATTTGCGAGAATATTTACAGATGAATTATAGTGAAATAAATAGAAAAATACCTGCGCTAACGAACCACGCAACTGCTTTATTTCATTATAATAAAATGAAAACGCATTTAGAAATTTATAGTGATACTAGAAGAAAATATGATATTTTTCATAGTAAACTTAACAGTGAAAACTTTAGCGATATACAACAGGAAATGAACAGACTGATTAACAGTCGTAAGGATCTGAATAAGCAAATTAACTCTATTAGAAAAATATTATGAAGCCATCCTATTATGCAATAATACCAGCTGATGTAAGATATAGTAAACTTAAGCCCAATGCTAAATTACTTTATGGAGAAATTACAGCCTTAAGTAATAAGCATGGATATTGCTTTGCTACAAATAATTATTTTGCTGATCTGTATGGGGTTTCTAAAAACACAGTATCATTATGGATACAAGAATTGAAAGAACATAATTTTATTAGTGTTGAAATAATTTATAATGAAAAAAAGCAAGTTGTAAAAAGAAAGATGGGTATCACGAATTTGTCGAGTACCCCTATCACGAAAAAAGATGACAGTAATAATACAAGTGTTAATATTACAAGTAATAATATATATAAAAGAAAAGATGATTTTTTAAAAAAAGTTCAAAGCTTAGATTATGACTATACCACTAAAATTGAATTTATTGATTATTGGACAGAAACCAATAAAAGTGGAACAAAAATGAGGTGGGAGTTAGAAAAAACATGGGATCTTAATTTAAGAATAAAAAGATGGGTTAAGCAAAGTTGGAAAGGATCGAGCAGACAGCCGACATCTAAAATACAAAACAGCTTTAATACCCTCAACAAAGCCAAAGAACTATTAAATAAAATAAAATGAATATAATTAAAGATATTACAGAAAAAGATTTAAGAGTAAAATGTGCTGAAATTATTCAACACACTTTTTTTCAGCTTGGACAAAATTTAAATGAAGAGGATCTTGTTGCTTGGTCGGCTACACTTGCTCAAGATCTTCAACGTGACTTTCATAAATTGTACATACAAGATATAAAAGAGGCATTTGATATAGGTATAAGAGAAACCGACCTATTTCATTTCTCAGTTAAGACATACTATAAATGGATAAAAACTCATAGAGATCTTATATGGAAAAATGAAAGCATTCAAGATGAATATAAACATAAACAACTAAAATATAGAACGTCTAGCAGTGGATTAAAGAAGATAGATCATCACATTAAATATATAACTAAATAAAAAAAAATGAAAAAACTAACAAAAAAAGAACTCAAACAATTACAAGAAGAGGTAGGCAGACTTAATGATGTTTACATAAACATAGGTAAATTAGAAATGCAAAAACAATTTTTATATAGACATTGTAATGAATTAGAAACAGAGGTCAAAGAACTGACCAATGAATTTGAGGAAAAATATGGCAAAGTAGAAGTGAATATTAATACAGGTGAAATGCGTAAAATAAAAGACGATGAATAAAACATTAATGGAAAAAATAAGAGTTTATTTGTCTTTACATCCTGAAACTAGAGATTGTGACAGAACACTTACAACATTAATATGGACTGGTGAACTCAATAAATTTACAGACGAATATGTACAAACATCTTTACAAAGTTTTTTAAGATCCTACAGGGATGGCAAGCTTACAAGTTCTGATTCAATTACAAGAGCTAGAAGAAAACTTCAAGAAGAGGATAAAACACTGAGAGGAGAAAAATGGTATTTAAGAAAAAAATTACAAGAACAATACAGGCAGAGAGTTATTGAATACAAGTATTCATAAACTAAATGAAAGCTGTTATAGAATTTTCTTATGACGATCCTCAAAAGTCTGATGAAGAAATAAAAGCTAAACTCATAGAAATTATCTTTGAAAATGTTGAGGACTGGATAAATGGTGAAGGAGTTATATTCATAAAATTTGTTGATGATGATGATGTAAATGCTTTATTTTGGGATATGAGTAAAGTACAAGAATAGCAATTAAAAAATTTTTTGTATTATTGCATAACTTGTTTTTTTTACTTATTATGTCGGAAGCCACTTTACAGTCCAATGTAATTAGATACTTAAGGATGAATTATCCTAATTTAAGGTATTGCGCCAGTCTTGGTGGTCAATATCAAAAATACATATCGCAGAGATTAAAAGCAAAAAACACTGGGTATGTAAAGGGCTTTCCAGACATATTTATATATGAAGCTAGAGGTGTGTATCACGGAATGGCTTTAGAAATAAAAACAAAAACAGGTAGAGCAACAACAGAACAAAAACAATGGATAAATGATTTAAACTCAAATGGATATTATGCAACTATAAAAAAAGGTTGGGACAATATAATAGAAGCTATTGATTATTATATGAAACTGCCTAAGCATGTACCATATGAGAAAAATAAGCAAGAAGCAACAAAAGATAAATAAAAGACTTAAAGAAGTCTATCAAGAAATTTACGAAACTCGACCGCATTATTGTACAGGTTGTGGTAGGAGTGACGTGCCATTATCTCATTCACATATAATACCAAGATCAAGAAGAAAAGATCTGGAGTGCGATCCTAACAATATTACCTATCATTGTTTAGGGGACTACAAAAGAAAAGGATGCCATCAACTTTGGGAGGGTACTTTGTCAGAAAAGCAAATGCTTTTAGACTATCATAAGTCACTAGAATACATATTGGAAGTAGACACTGAATATTATTTTTTAATTACAGAATAAATGCCGACACTTCCAAAACATAAAGCCAAACCATGGGTAGCAGTCAGAGATAAAAGATGGCGACCAAGGCGTGATGCATTTAACAACCCTATAAGCAGATCAGATCCTCAGTATGTTAGATTTTATGCAAGTAAAAGATGGAGATCACTTAGGAACTATTATATTAGTATGAATCCATTATGTGAAGAGTGCGATAGAAATGGTTTTATTACACCTGGACAAGATGTCGATCACATTAAACCAATGAGATTAGGTGGAGCGATGACAAGCTTAGATAACTTACAAACATTGTGCAAATCATGTCATAATAGGAAAACTGCGAGAGAGAGTAGAAAAAATATAAATAAAAATAAAATAAATTAGAGGAGGGGCGTTACAAATCTTAAAAACAAATATTTACACGATCGCAGACCCCCCCTCTTCTTT